GGAGGTAAGAACGGTGACGCTCAAGCTGCAGGCACTATCACAGGTACAGTTAAATCTGCACTAATGGGAGTTAAAGCAACCAAGACAGGCATTCACGCTCTAGATGATGATTCTTTGAACATCTCAATGGCATGTGTCCCTGGAATTACAGAGCAATCAGTTCAAAACGAGCTTATTACTCTAGCTGAATCTTCTCAAAACTTCCTAGCGGTAGTCTCACCTCCTGAAGGTTTGACAACTGCACAGAAAGCAATTAACTGGCACAATGGAAACGGAGATGGTAGAACAGCTGCAATCAACACTAGTTACGCTGCAATATATTGGCCATGGCTAAAAATATTCGATGTCAATACCAACTCGGACATTTACATTGACCCTGCAGCATATGCTATATCAGTTATGTGTCATACAGACGCTGTCGCAGACCCATGGTTCGCACCTGCTGGTCTAACCCGAGGTAGATTAACTAAACCTACAGACATAGAAGTTATTCTAAACCAAGGTGATAGAGACCAACTGTATCAACCAGGAAATGCTATTAACCCTATAGCTAAATTTGCTCAAGATGGAATCTGCATCTGGGGACAAAGAACAGCTCAAAGAACACCAAGTGCTCTTGATAGGGTAAACGTTCGTCGAATGATGATTACAATGCGCAAGATGATTCTAGAAGCAACTCGTAGTGTCATCTTTGAACCTAATGACCCACTAACATGGTCTCGTGTAACAACTCTCTTATCTCCAATGCTAGATGATGTTCGTCGTCGTCGAGGTATAACAGAATTTAGAGTAATTTGTGATGAAACTACAAACACCCCAGTTCGAATTGACAGAAACGAACTATGGTGCCGTGTACTCATCAAACCTACTAAGACCGCTGAAGTTCTTGTATTTGAACTTAATCTCACTAACCAATCTTCAGACCTTGGCGTCTAAGACTATATAATACGGAGACCCTTTAAATGGCAAAAGCATACTACGCAACACAAACATCACGAGTTCTTACGGGAGGCGAACACCCTCAGTTATCTCATACCTTAGAATCATTTCGTGCATATCAATGGGAAGTAGAGTTTTCTCTTCCTAAAGGATTTGAAGAAACAGAAAAACTAACACTAGCAGCTAAAAAAGTATCACAGATTTCATTTACTTCTGAAGATATTGTTGCAGACCGTGTTAATGATAAGTTCTACTATCCTGGAAAAGTTACTCCTGAAACCGTTACAGTTACATTTGATAATTTGGTAAAAGGAAACGTAGCTGAAAAACTTTACGATTGGATGTCTAACACTTACGACCCTGTCAACGGTGTTTTCACACCACAGTTTATGGCAGGAAATGGAGGCTTCAAATTACCAGTTAAAATTTTCCAACTAGACAACGCGATGATGCCTATAAAACATACTTGTTTGTATGGAGCTTATCCTAAGTCTTGGAAATTAGCTGACTTCAATTATAGCACTAATGAGTTTCATACTATAGAAGTTGATATTCGATATGACTTTGCAGTTCAATACGCAACAACTGATTAATTTTTTATAAAACCAGACTCTAATAATAGGATAGTTTCTAACCCTTTGGAACTATCCTATTCTTTATGAAAATGAACCCTTTCGAATCTTTACTTGAATCTTACGGAAAGCTTAGAAAACAGACTTATAAGTTTTCTACGTCTGATTTATTGAATGAAGTAAACCTTCCAAAGGCTCTTAAGGATGCTGGAATTCAAAGTTCAGATTTCCAAAGATTTAAAAATATTGTTTTCATGGTCCCTAATAATGTATTAAGTATGTGGGCTGAGAAACAGATAAACGCTAATGTCTCTACTAAAGAAGGAGAAGGGTCTACAGCACAACCTGGAGATATAGAAGTACGGGAAAACAATCCAAATGTTTTGTACTTACATTCTACTGGAGGAGCAACATCTCTAGAAGCAAATCAAAGCGATAAGTTTTTAAAATACTTAGAATATAGATTAGAAGGAGGAACAGAGGAAGAAGCTGAGGAAGAGGAGATATCTGTCATAGAATCTAAATTAAATGAGACCGCAGTCTCCATAGCAGCAGCTCTAGAAAAATTAAATATCGAAGGTGATAGAGAGCTTATGATGAATAAGATTAGATTCAACACATCGGAAGCTGGTCAAAAAATATCAACAGACATTCATAGAGTTCTAAGCTTGACTACAGGTGTAGACTTACAGACTCCTGACGATGAAGCATACATGGAATTTTTAAGTGATATGAAAGCTTTAGCAGACGTTGCTAACGAAATGACAGATGATGGATGTATACCAGAATCTGAACAAGCTACAGCATTAAGAAATAAATTTTTTATAGGAAGTCCAGGTCGTGCAAACAATTCTTTAATGTATGGAAATTTAGAAACAGAGTCGGAATCAGATTCAAATGAAACTGAACCTTTAATGCTTCAACAAATGAGAAACTATGAAGGTGACTTAGGACTAGACAAACAAGGTAATCAAGCTTTTGAAAATTTCCAAGGAATCTTAGTTGCTCCAGGAGCGAAAAGCGCTCTTAGAAATTTAGGAGTCCGTCTGTCAGAAGCCAAGATGTGTAACTCTGATGAACCTTTTATTAAAAAGCAAACAACAGTAGCGCCTGCAGGAGGCTTTTACAAAGTAAGAGGTGAGCTTAATGAGATGGCAGTAGGTCTTACGAAAGTTATTTTAGGAATATTAAACGCGCAGAGAAAAGGTGATAATGCACAAGCTAGTGAACTTAGAGAAGGTCTTTCCAATGTCATGATAGCGTTAGGTCAAGCTATAAATGTAAAAAGAGAAACTTTAAATAAAGTAGTAGATATGTCATTAAGACTTGACTCCACCATAAATGGTGAAGGTTTCAACAATCCTTTAGTAGACCACGCCATGTCTGATGTTGAAAATTACGGAACAGTATTCTCTGACCTTCCTGACCTTGTTAAGGTGGTATTTTCCATGGCAATGAAAGACGCTGAGTCTGTACACTGGAAAGCTATCATAGACACAGATACCTTACAGGACGTAACCCCCGTAACTTCGATAGGAAATTTTGATACAAACAAACTTACAGGTCCTTTAGGTTCTGAAGAATCCAAAGCTATTGGAGGTGGAGAAGGGGATACAAATAAAGCAGACTCTTTTCTAAAGATTGGGTCTGAGGAATCCAGACAGAAAATATGTGATAAGCTTAAGTTATCTGGATTTGAAAGAGAACGAATAATGAGAACAGGGTTGTTTCCAATCTCTGATAAATTCTCAACCACGTCCGGAGAAAAAACTGATTTAGGTAATCAATCTCTAACAACTTTAATAAACCCTAATACTTGGTCCAAGTTAACGAATCCTGTTTTAGAAGCAGGAGCTGACCCTGAGATAGTAAGAATTGCACAATCTTCCGCAGAAAGACATCATGCAAGTCAACAAAAATACAGTAGCATGATGGATAAAGATGCTCCTAATGAAAGAGCTGGGGATAGTATTGGAGCGGTAGAATTTCAAAATACTAGAAGCCATGTCATAGGCAGATTAAAAGAATATAGCCTTTCTAAATATGGAGCACAACATCCTATTAAAAAATTAGCAGACGACACTTTAAACATGATGGAAAAATTTAATTCTGCGTATAAAGGTATGAATTTTGATAACCTAGAAGGTCGTGATTTGAGAAAAGCTAGAGAGAAGTATAACGCAGCTAAGAGGGATATAGTAACCAATATGATGAAAATGGATGAGTTGGATTACTTAGAGAAACTTACAGGACCTCAGAGAGAAAGGGAAGATAAAGCTTTTGCATTGATGACAGCTTTAGCCGGAACTGATACTAATCCTTTTACTGTCCTAAACTGTAAAAACCATTCAGACGAACTTTCTAAACAGGTTACATCTTCTCAGATTAGAAAAGTAATTGCAGGAATCACTACAGGACAATACGAAGTAAGACGGGAAGGGTTTAGTTGTGTTATATTTAAAGGACCTAAGCCTATTATGTCATGTAAGATTAGGAATAGAAAAGGTTCACAAACAACTACTTGTAGTATAGACTCGGATGAGGTGTCTAAACTATAAACTCTAAATCATTAAGAGCTAGTAAATCTTCTAATAGATAAATATAATATTTTCCATCTACGAAAACTTTCTCATTAATGCTAAATTTGTAAGAACATATTACTATTTCTTTTTGTCTATCTCTCTTATATATTAGTAGCCATGGTTTCTTGGCTGCTTCACCATCCCTAGAAGCTTGTTCTATAAATTCATAGAACTTACTATTAGGTTTCCAAAGGTCTTCAAGTTGAAGATTGTAACCTCTTTTAGCTTCTATAACAAATTTAAAATTTTGAGGAGTAATTAAATCTCCGTGTATCTGTAAATGTTCTGGCAATTTATGTGTCGTCGCAAAAGCACCACTTCCTGGAGTTCTGCTGAATTCATCTGTATTGAAGCGGACGTTGAGCCTTTTAGCGACTTGACGTTCAAAAGCGTTTCCCTTTCGTCTCCCGTTAATACGTGGTTTGACATGGAAATCATTTTCTAATTTCAACAAATCATTTGGATTTTTTTTGCGAGCCATATACTATAATAGTATGCTATGACTAGCAATAAAGAAGTTTTCTACACTTTTAATCCTAAAGAGATTAATTGGAAATTTAAAGTAAAAAAAAGTAATAGACGAATGAAACTATACATTAAAATGACAAAGGCTGAAACAGGTCAATATGAAGAACTTGCCAAAGCAGCTAAACCACCTGAGATGAGCAATGATGATTTTGCAAAAATTCTATTCTATAAAGGTATTGACAGTTTTATGTCTCAGCTTACTGAGCATATTAATAACTTACCTCAAGAAGAGAAAGATAAAATCATGGCTTCCGCAAAAGGTGAAGATGATAGACCTGAGCCAACACGAGAAGAACTCGCAGCGAAAGGTAAAAAAATGCTAGAAGAAACTAAGGTGAGTGAGTCTGATGGCACGGGAAGTTAATTTCGTAAAAAAAGAAAGTTTCTTAAATAACATCTACCGAAGAAAAAAAGAGAATGATTTTATTGTTCTTTACTATTCTAAGTGGGATGATAGAAGCTTAGCCTTGATAGAGTACATTCAAGATATATGGGTTAATAGAGATGGAGATGAGACTATTCACTTAGTTAACAGCTTTGAGTTACCTCACTCCTTCCTAGCTTACAGCGTAACTCAAGTTCCCTGTTTAATACAAGGTTTAAAAGGTAAGATTAGAAAGACTGAATACTTACCTTATATTTACAAAGCGTTAACTCCTAATCAAGGTCGTAACGCTTGAGATATTCAGGAGTGTGAATATCTTGGTACTTCTTAATTTTTTCGTTGTACTTCTTGTTCTTGGTATACATTAATTTTAAATTATTAACAAATACTGTAGTGAAGTAATTAAACGCTGACCCGTGATTAGGGTCGAAATTTTTAAGAACTTTAAATGCCAATACAAAGCACTCCTGCTTAGCATCATCACGGTCTACTCTAAATTTAAAAGTGTGTAAAATATTTGTAATTAAAAGGTCTAGTTTCTCGACCAACTCACTTTCATAAGTAACTGGGTCATTTAAATAATCCGTGATTAGCTTTTCGAAATCCTTATTATTAATATAGTGGGATTTTTTCTTTTTACGTTTAGCCATAACATATGATAGATGAACAATTTAGATAATTTATTTAATTCTTTTGAAAAAGATGAAGAACCTGACATATACAGACAGCCTGTAGGAGACGAGAAGATTGTATTCATACATGATTCTTATCAGAAGAAGTACGGGAGAGTGTATGAGTTTAATGATGATGAGTACGGAGTTCTCACAGACCTCCTAAGGAAGAGTGATTTACCTGAAAACTCTTATCAGTTTGTAGCAGCAGTAAAAGATTTCAATGTCAAGGAAGAGGACATGACAAAGGAGATGTTCGCTACTCATAGAGAACTTTTAGAAGAAGACCTCATGGCTATAAAGCCTGACCTTGTAATACCTTTAGGTAATCTAGCTCTTAAAACTTTGACCAAGAAATCAGGGATAGGAAATAAAAGAGGGAAGGAGTTTACTGTTAAATTAGCTGATGAGGAGGAGACTTTGGTTAATATCGTCCCTTCCTTTCACACTTTCTCTTTGTATGCTGAACCTAAGTTGAGAGGTTTATTTTTACAGGACTTAAATAATTCTTATTCTAAATTTATATTGAAGGTAAATAAGTTTGATGAGTCTCCTTATGAGTTAATTAATGGAGATATCAAAAAGTTTGATTCACTTATGGATGATTGTTTTAAAGCTGAAGCCGTAGCATTTGACCTAGAAACAGAAGGTCTAGACTTTCAAAAGCATAAACTACTTACATGTGGGTTTGCGTATAAAGATAATCACTCCTTTGTTTTCCCTATATTTCATAAAGAATCAGAGTGGACTAATGAAGAGTTAGAACATATCAAGAAAAGATGTGGAGAGTTGATGGCTAATCCTAATATAATAAAGATAGCTCACAATATGAAATTTGATTATAAGTTTTTAAGACAATGGGGATTGACCGACTTTAATAACATAGAAGACAGTCAAATTATCCATTCACTTATAGATGAAAACAAACCTCATTCCTTGAAAGATTTGACCAAGGAATATTATCCAAACGAACTAGACGTATATTAAAATGAAAAATAAAAAAACTGTAGAGTATGTATGGCTTGATGGAAGCCATGGAATGCCTCAACTTAGAAGTAAGACAAGAGTTTTGAACTCTTATGAGGATACCATAGATGAGTGGAGCTTTGACGGAGGAAGTACAAACCAAGCATCGTTAGATAACTCAGACACTATCTTAAAACCTGTGAGAGCTTATCGAGACCCTTTCCGACAACATATGGAAAGCGGTTTAGTTTTATGCGAAGTAATGACCGCAGACGGTCAACCTCATCCAAGCAACAGTAGAAGCTCGTTAGAGTCTATTACTAAACATGAAGAAGTTCAAGACTCTCATCCATGGTTTGGATTTGAGCAAGAGTATACTCTTCTTTATAAATCTAGTAGCCAACACTTTAGAGGAGGAGTTCCAGGACAAGCCTATTGTGGAGTAGGTCGTGGGAATGTAAAAGGAAGAGCATTAGCAGAGGTTCATTTGGAGATGTGTTTGTATGCAGGGATAGGTGTTCATGGTATTAACGCTGAGGTTATGTACGGTCAATGGGAGTTTCAAACTGAAGCATTAGACCCACTTCGAGCTTGTGACGATTTGTGGATGGCAAGATACATCCTTCAAAGGTTAACAGAGAATGAGGAAAACCCTTATCAAATTACTTACAACCCTAAGCCCTCTGCCACAGAGAATGGAGCCGGGTGTCATACTAATTTCTCTACGATTGACATGAGAAAAGATAATGGTATTGTAAGTATACACGACGCTATAGATAAACTATCTAAGCACCACGCTAGACATATGTCAGTATACGGTGAAGGAAACCAATCAAGAATGACCGGAGATTGTGAAACTTCTGACTATAATAAGTTCTCATCGGGAGAATCTCATAGAGGTTGTAGTGTTCGTATACCTAATCATGTAGCCAAGAAAGGTTGTGGTTATTTAGAAGACCGAAGACCTGCTGCTAACTGCGACCCTTATGAAGTCGCTTCCGTAATTCTTGAAACAACATGCTTAGAAAATGCTTACAGTAACTAACGGAGCTGACCACGATTGGGCTAACATGCCACTTCATTCCATGGCAATCGGCAACGCTGCTGACTGCGATTTAACTTTACGTTGTTGGAAGATAATGCGGAAGAAGATGAAGTCTTTACATGTAGCACCTATCTATGATAAACTTTTAAAAGACGTAACTCTTGCTTTAGGTGAAGTTGAGAATAGAGGGATGAAGGTTGATACGGAATACCTGAAGGAGTTAGATAAAACTCTAGGTAAAAGACTTGATGATGCTGTCGTAGAGTTGAATGAGCTTTCTCCTTTTAAGGAGGACTTAAATCCAAACTCTACTAAAGAGATTGCAGACCTTTTGTTTACCAAAGAAGGCTTCGGTCTTACTCCGACTATGGTATCTGAAAAAACAAAAGCTCCATCTATTACTGAGGAACATCTGAAAAGTGTTATAAAAGGTTTGGCAAGTACAAACCCTGCTAAGATTTTTATTGAAAAACTTCTAGCGTATAAGGTGCTGTCAAAGCAGTACAAAACTTATGTAAAGGGAGTAGAAGCTGCATTAGATAATAACGGTAATGGCAGGATATACTCTCAGTATAATTTCGCAGCTACAGTTACAGGAAGACTTAGCTGTTCTAAATATTCCGCAGGAAGAAAAAAGGAGCAAAGTAAAGGTGTGTCATTCCATACACTTCCGAGGACCACTGCAGACGGTGTAAACCTTAGAAACCTAATGTTATCAGATACAGGAAAGACGTTTATCGCTGCGGACTTCTCTCAAGCAGAGCTTAGAGTATTGGCTCACTGCAGTAATGATAAGAACTTGATTGACGCTTTTAAATCAGGAGAGGACTTACACACTTATACCGCTTCATTAGTTTTTAATAAAACACTTCCGGAAGTTACAAAAGAGGAAAGGCAGGTAGCCAAGTCTTGTATCTTCTTGATTGTATATGGAGGTTCTTATAAAAAATTATCTGAACAGATAGGAAAGTCTGAAGGGTACGCTAAGGATATTTTTGCTAGGTTTCAAAGTCAGTTTCCTGGAATATTTAAATTTATGAAAGTTGTTAACAAGTATACTAAATCTAATGGTTACTCTATGAGTTTGTTCGGTCGCAGGAGAAACTTACCTAATGTTAACAGCCCTATTACAAAGTATCAATACAGAGCCTTGAGACAAGGTTTGAACTTTGTAATTCAAAGCTCTACCTCTGATATGGTACTTAACTCTTTACTAAACATGCAAAAGAAGATAGATGATTTAGGTCTGGAAGATGTAGAGATACTTGCAACGGTTCATGACAGTATTGAAGTTCAATGTGATACGAAGAATACCGAGGTAGTTGTAAAACTTATCAAAGAAGTTATGGAAGATATATCATATCTAAAGACCAAGTACAATATGGATTTCAAAGTCCCTATGAAGGTCGATGTAGAAGTTGGAGATTCTTTCGGAAGCGTAGAAGAAGTACACTTCGATAATAACATGAACCCTACAAACCTTGCAGAATTATTATAATGTCTAATACACACCGAGTTACATTACTAACTGATATACATTTAAGGAGTGATTACATTCCTGGATTTCTAGACAAACAGATAGAAACATTAATTAAGTTAGTTAATACTAAACCTCCTGACTCTGTAGTTATTTCAGGGGATATCTTTCACCGTAGAAATCCTAGAGGTACTGAACTTCTAGCTTTTGGTAATTTACTAGATAGCCTTAAATGTAAAGACATTTATGTGCTAAGAGGTAATCACGATACGATAAGGAAGGATGGTAGTTCAGACTCCACCTTATCTTTGTTTGCAGATAAAGCCCGCATTATATGTGATACTGAAACTATAAACATTGCAGGAGTTAATTTTGATTTTATACCTCATTATGAAAGTGAAGAGAAGATAGTGGAAGAGGTTAAAAAAGCAAAGAACCACGTTTTCGGACATTTTGGATTTGAAGGTTGTGTTTCTAATGGAGAGTATTTGTACGAATCTAAATTAAGAAGGTGGCACTTTCCTAAAAAGAAATATACATTCTTAGGTCATATACACAAACCTAAAATATATGATGACCGTATACATGTATTAGGAACTCAATACTCTAATTCATTTGGAGAAGCTAACTCTTCCAAGTACTTACATTCTTTAGTTATTAGAAAAGATAAAACTGTACAAGTGGTTAGGACTCCTATCAAGTATGGAATCAAACATATATCTTGTACATTAGATGAGTTAGATGGCATAGCCAAGAAAGTAAATTTTGAAAACTATTTTATTGTTTTGAGGTTGAAGATTGATAGGCTAGACGAATATGTAGAGAGACAACTACATGATAAAATAATCAAGGATTACAATGTAGATTACTTAGATATATCTTTTGAAGATATCTTACCTAAGTTCGTATCTGATTACACTCCTGATAAAAAGTTATTCTCCTTAGACTCTTCTGTTATTAATGATTACATTGATAATAAAGATTCTATATTCGAAAAGGAAGAATTACTTAGCGCACTCAACATGATTAGAGATGAAGATAAATAAAGTTAAAATCGAAGGCTTTCTTTCTGTAAAAGAAGCAGAAGTAAATTTTGAAAAGTATAACGGGATTACCCACATTGCAGGTCATAATTTAGATACGAAGACCCTTTCTTCTAATGGAGCAGGAAAGTCTACAATAATAGAAGCTGTGGCTTTTGCTTTGTTTGGCAAGACAATTCGTAAAACTACAGAAAAGAATGTAAGGTACTCACATGCCAAAGTTCCTTGCAGAGTAACTCTGACGGTAAACGATAACGTTGTAATTACTAGAACCAAGAAACCACCATCTTTACTTTTAGAGATTGATGGTAAATCATTTACTAGGGAAGGGATACAGCAGACTCAAGAATACTTAGAGAAGACGTTGAACATTAACTATAATGTTTTCCTAGCTTCGATGGTATTCGGTCAGCAAAACTCAATGAACTTTCTATCTGCTACACCTGATGAGAAAAGGTCTATCATACAAAACTTTTTAAACTTATCAGACCTGTTCAAACATAGGTCTAAGATTAGGTCTTTAAAAACAAAGTTCAACAATGAGAAGAAGGTATCAGCAACGTTACAATCTGAGTCCTTGCAAAAGTGTAACAAGCTTAAAGATAGAATATCACAGCTTAGAAAATCTCAAAAGAAAGCAGCTGCTACATTAGAAGGTGGTGACCCTAAGTTGTTTAAGAAGTTCTCTTTATCTGAGCTACAAGAGATTGAGACTAAGCGAAACTCGTGGATTTTAGAATGTCGCAGTCAAGAGGAAGCACTAAACTACACCTCTAACAGGATTACTAAATTAAAATCTAACATAGAGAAGTATGAGGATAATACGACATGTGAACATTGTGGTAAGAAACCATTAGTAATTTATAATCAATTGAAGGATTATAAGAAATCTCTAGAAGAACAATACGATAAGAGAAGTGTCTTACAGAAGAAGATTAAAAAAATAAATTCTAATATTGACAGTTTACATCTCCCTATAAGTGCTAGTGATTTTGAACTGATTGAAAACCTAAAGAAGATAGAAGTAGAAATTAAAGTTTTACAAAACCAAGTTAGAGGTCAACAGAAAATGTCTAAGAAGTATTCTACCGAAATGGCAGAATCACAGAAGATGTATGACCTGATGAGATTTTGGGAACAAGCTTTTTCAGAGCAAGGTCTTATCAAATATATCATTCGT